CGATACTTCCAGCGCTTTCCCGATGATCGACCCGCTCACCGTCGCGCTGATCTTGCCGTCGTTGGCGCCGTAGAAATCCCCGCCCGCGCTAATAGCGCCGTCCGCCACCATCTTGAACGTCCTGCCGGTCGTCTTGAGATTGACCGTGACAAAATCGTTCTGAGCGGCCTTGGCCGCGGTAATTCCGATAAACGCTTCCCCGGCATCGGCGTATTCGACCTGCGAACCGCTTCCGGCGCTCAATTTGACCCTGCGGAACGCCTCAAGGTCTTCCCCTGCGGTAAATGCTTTTGCTCCCAAATTTTCCTGTGACATCTCATGCCTCCTTGTTTTTTTGAGCGGTCGCCTTTAACGCGTCGGTCATGCTTCCGCCGTGTTCCTGTTGATATTTCTTCGCCCGTTCCAGATGCGTCGTCGGCTTCTTTCCCGGCGCGTCTTCGGCATCAGGCCCCAAAGGCGGCACCGACGCTTTCTGCAGGCCTTCAAGCTGTTTGTCCTGAAACTTGATCACCGCGTTTTCGAACGTGGTGCCGCTTTCCACCGTTTCGAGAGCGAGATCACCCATGTCTTTGAAGACTTTCGATTTCTTCAGGATTGCGACAGCCCGTTCGCGCTCTTTTTTGATTCCCTCTTCAACCCCGAGCGCGTGTACGGAGTTGTAAAGCGCGGAGTGTTCCGCCTTGAATTTTTCCAATGTGAGTTCTTCAGACATTTGCTTTTCCTCCTTTTTATTTCTTCCATACCTGTCTAAAAACACGATCACTCTTTCAACCGCCTCCGGCTGATTGAGGAATCTATCTAAAAAGGCCGTCATTTCCGCCGACGGCCGGACGCTTTCCGAGAAGAACGGCATCCCGAAAAGACCGTTGTTTGCCGCGGGATCATCGACGATGTCCACGGACAAAAGCTTCTTCACGCGGATAAAGGGCGGCAAATCCTCTCCGTCCTTTGTTTTCTCGGCGCGGAATTCTTCGTCCCAATGGATGACCATTGAAGACCCGAACGCTTGGCTATCGCTTTCCGCAAGATTCATGACATAACCGGCCAAGTCGCCGTCAGGCGTCTCATGCGCAGTCTTATCGATATGCAGGTCCGCGCGGACGATGTCACCGTCACGCCTGAAATTCTTCGCCCTACCCAAGAACGTGCCGAGCGCGGTGCTCGACATATTCGGATGCCCGAACCGCGATTTGACCCCGGCCTTTGCCTTATTCCCGAATTCAACGATCGAATCCAACGCTATGTCATCGAACTCCCCCCTTTCGTCATGCGTGACCCCTTTGGTCACGACAGCAAACCCTTCAATAGCCTCTTCCTTACGATTAACGCGCACATCGCCGCTTCTGACGACATCCGCTCTAAAATAAATGTCTTTATTTGCCATCTTTCACTCCCTCGGATTCATGGATCGAAACATCAATCTCGACCGGCATTGCCATTTGCGTTTTTGCCCCCAGCAGGATCTTCTTCGATCTCTTGGCCGGTATTTTTTTGCGTGTCTTTTGTTTTGTTTGCATCCTGCACCTCTATCCCAAGTTTTTTCATCTTCTCCTGCTCGCGCTTACGCTGTTCGAAACATTCTTCCCAGTCCTTGCCATCCTGCGCGTAGAGATCAGAATAGGTCACGATGCCGTTTCTTAAACCGACCTCCGCGGCCTGCGCTTCTTTAAGCGGATCGACCCATTCCCATCCCGGCGCGATCCACGACGCGCTCGTCCACCGTTGCCGGTTTTCATAAAACGTGTCCGCCTTAAGTTCTCGTTTGAGATACGCCTCTTCCAGCACCATGTCCCAGACCGGTTGGCAGAATTTCTGCGCCAGCCATTCCTGCCGCATCCGGAAATAACGCCGCGCTTCAAGCAGAGCCGCCCGAGCGCTGGAATAATTCGTTTTCGAAAAGTCCTTGGCTACGAGTTCGTACGGAAGGCCCAGCGCCGCCGAAATTGCTTTCAGGATGCGGTCGACAAACGGCTCGAAACTCGATCCCGGCCGCTGGGGATTAAACGAAGTGATGCTTTCGCCCGGCATCAAGTGCTTGATCATGCCCGGCTCCATACTTTCGATAAACTGCCCGGCCGCGTTCCTCTCGAAAGCACCGCCTGCCGACACATCCATGGACGCTTCCGAAGTGATGAAAAGCGAGAAACACGCGGCGATCCTCGCGGCCACGAGTTCGGCTTCCGCGTATTCCCCGAGATCCTTAAAATAAGATAAAACCGGCGCAAAGAACGGCACCCCGCGCGTCTGTCCCGAACGCAAAACGTAGTAAAGGTGGAAGACATTGCGCCTGCCGTATTCATTGAACGCCGGGACCTCCATAAATTCTTTTTCCGCCCGTTTGGCGTAAAGAATATCGCCGGGATGGGTCTTCTGAATGAAGTAAGAAACTGCCTCTCCTCTTTCGCCGATGCGCACGCCCGATCTGATCGATTTATCGCCTCTTTTTTCCGGAGGGGTATCCAGACGGTCGGATTCGATAACCTGTAAAGCTATCCTGTAAGGACGCGACGGATCATCTATCATCGTAGGAACAATCAAAGCCTCGCCGTTTTCAAGAATTTGCCGGTCGACAAGCTGTTGGATCTCGTAAAAATCCATACGCCTTCCTGCATCGGCAAACGGCGTCCAAAGCTTCCAGACGCGTTCCGCGTCCTTTTGAAACTTTCCGGCCGAGGTATCATCGATGCCGAGTTGTTCTTTATCGACACGCGACTGCGGACGAATCCCTGAACCGATCACGTTGACTGTCATGGTGGAAGTTATGCCTGAAGCGTGAGCATCGTTGCGGTTTAAATCGCGGCTCCTCTCGCGGATGTCCTTCAATTCCGGAAGAAGGTCCGTATCCGCGGATCCGCCGCCCGGAATCCATGACGACCGTAACCGGTCACGCGATGCGCCTTTATAAGAACTGAATGATCTGGCAACTTTGATAGCCTCGCGGTACATGCGCCGCTTGAGGCCCGCACGAGGTGAGAAAAAAGAAATGAAACCGTCCAGACGCTCGGATAATTTTTCCGTCAACGGCGTTTTCATGACGGCCTCCCGAATGAAACGAAGGTAGTCGTCCCGCCCGAACCGGCAATCTCGCGCCTGAGTTGATCGCGTAATTTGTAGAGATCCTGAAGCGGGATGTACTGAAGGTTGCGGCCGCCGATCGAATACGACTGCACCGCGCCGCCGGTTATCCGGGCGTTAATCGCGGTCTCGACGTTATCGAGCATTTCCTGCTTTGTAGGTGCGGCCATGCGTCCTCCTCAAAAACCCAATAAAAAAACCCGACTCCCCCTTGCGCAAGGAATCGGGTTTTTACTGCCTATTGGGCGCGGCAACAGTGATCAGCTGTCCCGCAACAAACTTGTTTTCTTTTATATTACCTGAACACAGTCTTTTAACAATGGGGTCGTTACCAAGATTTGGAATAATTCATTTTTACTTCTCGCTTTCTTCAACGCTCTTGAAACACGTTCCGCAGTCCCTGCACCGGTGATACCGGATCGGAAGACGGCTGGCGTAACACGTGATATTTTTACTTTTGCATTTCGGACATTTAACCGGGATAAACCTGACACCGTATTCCAGACTTTCATCGTTCGGACGGCCGCGGGATTTCTCCGGAGGCCGGGAGTCACCGTGGTTCGGGAGCCAGTTTGTTTTTCGTTCTATCCATCGCCCCATTAAATCCACGATCCTTTCGTTTTGCGAAGCCATCCTCCCCTCACCGATTCTTCCGTGACCGGCTGATGAACCCGCGGGGCGTCTTCCTTGCGCATATTGAGGGCCCGGATGATATCCGCGGCCGCCAGCGCATAGACTTCCGCGTCCAAGTAGTGATTGGCCGCGGCCTCTTTCTTTTTTTGCCAGACTTCCTTGGCCTTGCCGGTTGTTCGGTTGCGGATGAGAACTTTATGCTCGGAAGTAAACTGCATCAGATAATCATCTGCGGGATTCTTGAAAATATGCCACTTGCCCGGGTTCTTCGATGTGACAAGACGGTTGATCTTGTCTTTATACTGAGTGACATTCAAATTCCAGAGCACAAGGCCGCCGGGAATGACCGCGCCGGTGCGGGAATTGATATCGATCTTGTTCGCGCGGTAGAACCGGCCGCCGGTGATTTCTTCAAGCCCTTTAATTGCCTTTGTCTTGTCCGGCCACTCGCGGCAAAAACGGTATACCTCATCCGTCCGGAACCCCGAATCGATGCACGACATATAAACACTTAACGTTTCTGCCGAACTCACCCTGCGGTATTCGGTCTTGAACAAACAATCGATAACGTCGCCCAAGTACTCAACTCTGTCGGCCCGGATAAGCCACGATTCCTCGTAATATCCCCAGCCGCGGATAACATAATAAAAATGATCCTTCTGCACGTCGACACCGGCCGTCAGTACCAATACCTCATCCGGGACAATGCCCTGATCGTAATCACGCGCCAGATTGCGCACCTTATCAACCGTGGTTTCTTCGATCTTCTCTTCCCAAACCTCGGCAAGCCACGAATTGACGAAGTTCATTAAGAGTTCAACATAGTCTTTTGATTTCAGAAACTCGGATGCGATATCGCTCCATGTCAGCCACGGCGAATACAGAGAACTCACCCAGAAACCCCGGTTGCGGTTATGCTCGCCTTTCTCCGAGATCCATTCGCCCGAAAGCATCATCTTCTGTTTATGGATATCATCGATGCGCTTCTTGCAATGCGAGCACTCATACCACGCCAGCCGGTTATTCTTTATTCT